ACAATAGCAATAGTTGGTTTGCGCTTGCCCGCTTTTACGCCCGTATTCACCGAGCTCCGCAATTCATCTATCCAATTTTTAATAAAAACATTTACATCCATGGTTTAAAACTATCCTCTGTTATTATCTCATAAAAGTCATTATCAACCCAAGCCCAAGCCAACATAAGTCCGATATACCAATGCAGCAAAGGACAAAGTCCAACTAATCCTAATCCAATACTGCTTTTAAGTATACCCATACATGTTTTTGGAGTTTTCCTATATTCCTCCAATCGCTTATCTCGCATCATCTTCGTTGAAATCAAGATAATTCCAATAATATAAACTGCAATACCTAAATAATATATCTTCAACATCTTTAATCACTTCCTTATAATTATTATATCATAAATTTTAAATATTTGACAAGTGTAGAAAAATTCTGGTATAATGGTTGTATAAGCTTTGGAGGAAAGAATTAATGACTAAACTCGATTATAGTTTAAATTCTCCAGAAGAACGCTTAGAAGTCGTCAAGAAAATATTAGAGGAAAATCCCAATCCTGATTCCTACTATCTTGAAATCTTGGCTGACTACCTAGTATTCTGCATGGAGAAAGAGGAGAAAAAGGAGAAAAAAATTCTTACCGAAAATCGCTTGGCTACAGTAAATAAAAGAGAAACCTCTTATGAGGGCCTAGTATCTCAGTTTGAAAATGGAGAAGATGGCGTATACAATATAACAAATAATGATAAACATGTAATTTTTCAACCAAAGATAGCAATAACAGCAAAAGATAGAAAAGATATTCCTGAATTAAGTCAAACTGACGAGGCAATCGCAGCCTGGGATTACCGGGTGCGCCATTCCGAAGGTAGAGATGCGTTTATAGCAAAGAAGGCTCTTATCGAAACTCGTAAAGACCAATATGTTATAAAACAAGCATTTAAGCCTCCAGTACAAGCCATGCATTTAGTGCATTCAGAACATCATATTGAATTGCCGGAAAGTGCGGAATTTGATGATGAAGGTTATCCAATTCCACATGGAGTATCTTTAATGAACCCTGTTATTTGCTCTACTATATTATGTAATTATGTAAAATTAAAAGAGAACAGTTGAGGTGATTTTTTTGGAGATACTTGATATTTAATGGAAGAATTTGATAAAGTTTCTATGCGCGCGCTGGCCCCTTACCCACTCTATTATCGCATTGTAGAATGCAAAATAGACGGGCTACAAAATGCGGAAATACGAGATATTATCCAAGAGGAGTTTGGTATTAAACATAGTCTTGAATATATCTCATCATTATGGCGTAAAAAAATTCCTAATCTTATCGCATCTGCGGCCGAGGATGAGTATTTAGATTATTATTATCTAAATGAGGAAAAAGGTAAGTATAAAAGATGTTCTCGTTGCGGACAAATTAAATTGGCTCATAATAAATATTTTAGTAAGAATAAAACCAGTAAAGATGGTTGGTATTCTATTTGTAAGTGTTGCCGCAATAAAAAGGTCAAAAAACAATAATTTGCGGCGACAGCAAACTAAAATATATAAGGAGGTAATTTAATGGATAGAGAAATTAGTAAAAAAGATTTAATCTATTGCGAAAAATGCCATAAAACATTAAAGCGTGGGGAATTTTATCAATCTAATAATTTAGAAAAATATCCAGATGGTGGCACTATTCCGATATGTAAGAAATGTTTAACAATGCATGTAGATAATTGAAATCCGGAAACATTTACCCCCATATTGAAAGAAGTAGATGTACCATACATTCCAGAAGAATGGAATAAACTTCTAGAAAGTTATGGGCAAGACCGAAGAAAAGTAACTGGTATGACTATTTTAGGTAGATACCTATCTAAAATGAAGTTAAAGCAGTTTAAAGATTATCGTTGAAAAGACACTGATTTTTTACAAGATTTAGCTGAGAAACGTTTGCGCGAAACCATGGAGCGTCAAGGTAAAGATATCCAAGAAATTACTTTGGCGATTGAAGAGCAAAAAGCAGTTATTCCTGAAAAGAGTTTTGAGGATATAGTGTTTGCGCCGGCTGATGAACCGGTCGGTTTTACCTCGATGGAGCTTAACGAACCAGCGAAAACCGCAGATGACCTAGGCTTAACTGATGAAGATATAACTTACCTTAAACTTAAATGGGGTAAGAGTTATAAGCCAGAAGAATGGGTTCAACTAGAACAATATTATAATGACTTTATGGAGTCTTATGATATTCAGACTGCGGGTCATAAAGATACTTTAAAGAAACTTGCGAAAACATCCCTAAAATTAGACCAACTAATTGACTTAGGAGATGTTGATGGCGCACAAAAAATGCAGAAAATGTATGACAGTTTAATGAAGAGTGGTAAGTTTACCGCTGCTCAGAATAAAGCCGAGAATGGTGAAATTGTTGATTCAATTTCTGAATTAGTTATGATGTGCGAAAAAGATGGATTTATTCCAAGATATTATGTAGATTCACCAAAAGATAAAGTTGATAGAGTATTGCAGGATTTACAGGGATATACAAAATCACTTATCACAGAAGAAACAAATATTGGAAATCTTATTGAAAATGCGGTCAAGCAGATTGAAGAAGACAAGCGTCGTGAAGCAGAAATGGATGCGGACGCGGCGAGTGATGAAGATATCCTTGAAGACGCACTTTTCAATGATGATATAAATTATATTGCGGATGGTGAATTTCAGGAATTTGGCGAATTTGAAGACGAGTTAGAAAAAGCCGATGAAGATTTCATGCAAAATCTTACTGATGAACAACTTTTAAAAGAGTTGAAACGAGGTAAGTAGTATGGCACTTCAAGATTTATTAGAGCTTTCGCAAGACCGAAAGAAGATTGGTTTATCTGAAGAACGTATTCAAGCGATTAAGCCATATTTAACCCAGTATATTGCCTTTTGGAGAGAATATCCCGATATGTTTGTAGATTTTCTCCAAACTGGTAGAGATGGACAGATACCTGAAAATGGTTTAAAGTTCTTCTTTTACCAAAGAGTATTCTTACGTGCGGCAATGCGTTATAAATATGTTTACATGGTATTCCCTCGTGCGTATTCAAAATCATTCTTATCAGTACTCGTATTAATGTGCCGATGTGTTTTATATCCAAGAGCGAAGTTATTCGTTACTTCTGGTGGTAAAGAACAGGCTGCGGGTATTGTTAAAGAAAAGGTTAATGAAATATGTACTCTTGTTCCAGCATTTGATAGAGAATTAGACCGACGTCCTGGTAAAACAAGAGAAGGAAAAGACTATGTATGTTATATGTTCAAGAATGGCTCATTCTTTGACAATATTGCGGCAAGTGAGAAATCAAGAGGTAAACGTCGTCATGGCGGATTGGTAGAAGAGTGCGTTGGCGTTGATGGTACTATTTTATCAGAAGTTATTATCCCAACCATGAACGTCTCAAGATTATGTATGGATGGTACAATGCATCCAGAAGAAACCTTAAATAAATCTCAGATTTTTGTAACCACTGCTGGTTATAAAAATACATTCGCCTATGATAAATTGATACAGTTCCTTGTTTGGATGGTTACCGAACCTGAGAAGGCTATTATCATGGGTGGCACTTTCCGTATTCCAGTATTAACTGGATTATTAGATAAAAACTTTATTCAAGACCTTAAACGAGATGGTACATTCAATGAAGCCTCATTTGAACGTGAATATGAGTCAAGATGAAGTGGTACTGTTGCGGATGCTTTCTTTAATGGAGAAGCATTTGATAGAAATAGGTCTTTACAAAAACCAGAGTATGAACATTCTGGTCGTTCGACTTTACAGAGTTATTATATATTATCAATGGACGTTGCGAGAAAAAATACTGGTAAAGATGGCTGCGATAGCGTCATCACCATTTTTAAAGTAACGCCGCAAAACTATGGAGAAGTATCAGTAAAATCTCTTGTTAATCTATATACTTTAACCAATATGCATTTTGAGGACCAGGCAATTTGAGCAAAACGCTTGTTCTATAAATATAAAGCAAGACGCATTGTAATTGATGCTAATGGTCTTGGTATTGGTTTAGTAGACTATATGGTTAAACGTCAAACAGACCCAGTGACTGGTGATGAATATCCTGATTTCGGAGTTGAAAATGATGAAGATGGATATTATAAGAGATTTAAAACTGCGGAAACTGAACAAGAGGCTATGTATTTAATTAAAGCAAATGCGCCGATTAATACAGAAGCACACTCTAATGTTCAGACGCAACTTACTTCTGGAAAGTTGAAGTTCTTAATAGACGAACGTATTGCAAAAAATAAATTATTAGGAACTCAAAAGGGTAAACAAATGACACCAGAAGAAAGGGCAGAATACTTAAAACCATATACCTTAACTTCTATATTAAAAGAGGAGATGTTAAATCTTCGTGAAGAAAATGAAGGTATTAACATTATCTTAAAGCAAGCTAATCGTGGAATAAGAAAAGATAAATTTTCAGCATTTGAATATGGATTATATTATATCAAACAGGTAGAAGACAGCAAGAAAAGAAAACGTAAGAAATTTAATGCTGCGGAATGACGATTTAGTTCACATATTGGATAAGGAGAATAATTATGAGAGCAAGTAGAGGAGAAATTAAAATAGAGGAAATATTAACAGAAGCAGGATTAAATTTTAAGATGGAGTTATCTTTTGAAGGATTAAATAGTTCAAATGGTAAGCCATTGCGTTTTGATTTTGCGGTTTTTGATGATGATGGCAACCTTGATTTCTTAATTGAGTATCAAGGTAGACAGCATTATGAACCTAGTAGTAAATTTGGCGGAAAGAAAGGCTTTTATCAGCAGCAATTTAACGATGCGAAAAAACGTAGATTTTGCCAACTACATGATATAAAGTTAATAGAAATCCCATATACCGATGAAAATCTTATTGATTACGATTATATAATAAATAAAGCATACGGAAAATAAGGAGGTGGAGCTTTGGATAAACAAGAAAGACAAGAAGCCATTAGAGAAAAAGGCTTCGATATGAATGGCGCCGCTGACTATGGGAAAATAAAAGTAGGTATTAAAACTCTTGAAGATGCGATTATTGACCTAGGCTTTTATAAAAAAGTCGAAGGAAGACATTGCTTCGATAAAAGAATGATAATGCGTGCGATTATTGATAAAGATTATCGTGCTATTAAGATTATCTCTGATTATTTTTATAGAACAAATGGTATATATCAAAGAATTGTAAACTATTATGCAACGATGTATCGTTGAGACTGGTACATTACTCCAAATATTTATGATGAAAAAATTTTAGAAAGTGATAAAGAGTGTTTAAAAATAACGAATGAGTTTTTTAAAGCACTAGATTATTTAGATAACACCCATATTAAAAAGTTATGCGGAGATATCGCTTTAAAGGTTATTAAGTACGGTGTTTGTTATGGCTATATTATAGAAGGCGATAAAGGTATTTTATTCCAAGAGTTGCCATCAGAATATTGCCGTTGCCGTTACTATATTAACAATCTACCTGCCATAGAATTTAATATGGCATATTTTGATGAAAAGTTTAGGGATATTAATTACCGTATGCGCGTATTAAAGATGTTCCCTAAAGATTTCCAAAAAGGCTATCTTTTATATAAAGAAAGAAAGCTTCAGCCTGATTTCCAAGGAGATATTGGATGTTGGTATTTGTTAGACCCGGGATATGCGGTTAAATTTAGTTTAGCTGGTGCGGGCGATATGCCATTGTTTATTAACGTTATCCCATATCTACTTGACCTTGATGCAGCTCAAGACCTCGACCGCCGCAAGCAAATGCAAGACTTATTAAAGATTATCGTACAAAAGCTTCCAATAGATAAAAATGGCGATTTAATCTTTGACGTTGATGAAGCTAGAGATATTCATAATAATGCGGTTGCGATGTTGCAGCATTCTGTTGGAACAGATATTATTACAACATTTGCGGATATTGATTCTATTGATTTATCTGACGCAAGAAATGTTGATAATGATGATTTGGAAAGAGTTGAACGCACAGTTTACAATGCAGCTGGTGTGCCGAAGAATTTATTTAATTCAGATGGTAATATTGCTTTAACTAGTTCAATCTTGCAGGATGAAGGCGTTATGAGAGACCTTAAGTTGCAATTCGAAATTTTATTTGATACAATAATTCAGAGAAGAGTCAAGAGTAAAAAGAAATTTAATTTTAGATACTATATTTTAGATACTACACAATATAATTATAAAGAGCTATCAAAGATGTATAAAGAAGAAATGCAGATTGGCTATGGTAAGATGTTTGCGCAGATTGCTCTTGGACATTCACAAAATTCTATTATGAGTACAGCGTACTTTGAAAATTCTGTATTAGGATTAAGTGAAATCATGGTACCGCCTATGATGTCATCTACTATTGGTAGTGAAGATATTCAAAACTTGGGCAAAAAGAATAAATCTGGTAATGGCAATCAGCAAACTAATACAGAAGGAGAAACTGGAAGACCTCAAAAGGAAACTACAGAATTATCCGATAAGACAATTGCAAATAGAGAAAGTATGAAGTAGGAGGAGTTAAAATGCATGAAAGTATAGCAATAGATTCTCCTATTGAGATTATTGATGTTTCGCCCACTTTAAATCCTCTTATTTCAAAATGTCAGATTAAGGTTTGCTATGTTGGCGATGAACCAAATCGCAATGGCAGCGTTATTACAAAAGCTGTTGCGACAGAAATGGCAAAGAGCTTACCTGGATGCCCTATCGTTGGGTATTATAATGAAAATACAGAAGATTTTGAGGCTCATAATCAGAGCATCGATATCCGCAATGGAGAATGGAATTTTAAAGATACGACTCAGCCTTATGGATTCGTTGATTTAAATGCAAAAGTATGGTTTCAAAAATTCTCAGATGAGGGAGTTGAGCATGAATATTTAATGACTGAAGGATATTTGTGAACAGAACAATTCCCTGAAGCAAAAAGAGTTATTTCCAAAGGCAATAACCAATCTATGGAATTATATGAACCTGCTTTAAAGGGATTTTGGTCAGAAAGTGATAATGAAGGATATAGTTTCTTTATTATAAATGAAGCAATAATCTCTAAACTTTGTATTCTTGGAGAGGATGTAGAGCCTTGCTTCGAGGGTTCTCAAATTACAAGAGTACAGTTCTCGTTTGAACCAAGTTTCCAACAGAAAATTTTAAATATGATGGAACAGGTTAAAGAGATGAAAGAAGAAGGAGGGACAGATTCTGTGGAAGAAGTAAAAGCACCTGAAATGGAAGAAGAAGTTTTAGATAACGAAGAAGAAAAACCAGAAGAAGAAGCTCCTGCAGAACCTGAAGTTGAAGAAACTCCAGAAGAAGAAGCAGAAGAAGCTCCAGCTGAAGCCGAAGAGGAAAAGCAGGAAGACGAGCAACCTGAAAAAGAATCTGAGGACGAAAGCGTTAAATATAATCTTGATGACATTCAAGAATATATAGAACTAAAGTCTCAATATGAAGAATTGAAGACACAGTTCGACAATATGAAAGCTGATTATGATAAACTTGTAGAGTTTAAGACAGTTGCTGACCGTAAGGAAAAGCAGTCAATGATTGATAGCTTCTACATGTTATCAGAAGAAGATAAAAAAGATGTTATTGAAAACATTGACAAATATAGTGTTGATGAAATCGAAGCAAAGCTTTCTGTAATTTGTGTTCGTAACAAGGTTAGTTTTGATCTTGATGAAGATAAAGAAGTAGATGCACCAACAGTATTCAATCTAGAGAATGATGGCATTGAAGACGATATGGTTCCTGCTTGGATCAAGGCTGCTATGGCTACGAAAAAAGAGATGGAATAATAGGAGGAAGACAGTAAATGGCTAGAACAAGATTAAGTGAAAAAGCCACATATGTCGCTCGCGGCTATGGTCAGGTTGAACCAAACCACCTTTCAGCTCAAAAAACTGCTCAAATCTATGCTCAATTACCAGCAGCTGCTGATATTGACATTTTAGAAAATGGCCAGTTTGCAACATATAACTATGCTGCTGAAGATGGCGGAGCAGTAGACTTTGAAGGCAAAGGCGAGTGGATGATGGTCTTTAATGAGATCAAGCTATATCGTGACTTTGAACAGGATTGCGATTTCGCAATGAAGAAAGAAGATTATGTTGCTCGTGTATACAGCCCAATTGATGGAACACAGCCACTAACAGAATGGCAGGCTCGTTTCTACGGAGCTAAGGATAGTGAAGGTAATGACAACGCTGAACGTGTTGCTAAGTCAGCTTCTCCTTATGAAGTAGATTCTACAGATGATCCATTCCATGTAGTAGAAAACTACAAAAAGCCAAAGTTTATGCCAGAAGGAACAAGAATGGTTCCTCGTCTTTTCAAGATTAATATTGGCGATATTTGGACAACAAATACAATTGCTGCTGAACCAGGTAGCCTAAAGGTTGGCGATATGTTAACACCAGGCGCTGATGGTTATCTTGCACCAGGTGAAGGCGCAGATGAACTTCACCCAACAATGCAGGTTGTAAAGGTTTACACAATGCCTGATATGCAGCCTGGCGTAAAGGTTATGCGCGTTAAGTAATAGGAAAGGAGTAAGGAAATGTTAGATAAGAAAAATTTTATTGCATTAGCTAAGACTGTAGCTAAGGCTGATCCTAAAGCTCCTAAAGCGTATAGCTATAATGGACAGGATTTCAGCTATGCTGAACTTAACGAAACACTTCGTAATGAGTTCAAGGAGATTGCTGGAACATACCAGTTATATCGTGAAAACAAGAATTTAGTATTCTCTATTATTGAAGAAACATTAAATGATGTTCTTCCTAAGAGAGTTGTACAGAACTATGGACAGTTCGCAGAAGTTAAGACTTTTGCTCAGGGCGATAAGCCAATGTTCCGTAGAAAGATTGATGGCACAAATCGTGCTAAGCAGTTCATTACAAGAGTAGGACTTGCAGGTAACTATGAAGTCTTCAAGCTTGCTAAGACTTCTGAGAGCTTCGAAGTTCCAACAAGTGCTATTGGCGGAGCTGCACAGATTGGATTCGAAGAATTCCTTGATGGCCGTGCTGATTTTGCTGAACTTACAAATATCGTAATGGAAGGTATGGATGACCTTGTTTACGAAGAAATTGGTAAGGCTCTTGAAGGTGCTATTAACCAGCTTCCTGCAATGAACCGTGTTGTTGCTAATGGATTTGATGCAGCTTCATTTGATGAACTAGTTCGTCTTGCTGAATCATATGGTAATGTAACAATTTACTGCACAAACGAATTTGCTGTTAAGATGATCCCTCAGGAAGCTTGGAGATACACAGAAGCTATGAAGGATGAACTTTATAGAACAGGTCGTTTAAGCGGATATAGAGATAAGAATGTTGTTATCCTTCCAAATGCTTACAAGGATATTATCGAAGGCAAAGAAAAGGTTATCGATCCATCATTCTGCTGGATTATTCCATCAGGTGCTGATATGAAGCCTGTTAAGGTTGCTTTCGAAGGCGACACTCTTGTTGATGAAAGAGCAAATCGTGACTGGAGCCGTGAAATCCAGGTCTACAAGAAGGTTGGCGTAGTTTGCATGATGAACAATGCAATGTGCGTTTATAAGGATACTTCATTATCTAAGGAAGGTTCATTCCAGCTTGCAGACACAGTTAAGAACGTTGTTGTTGTTGACGGCGGCGAAGGCTCAAGCGCACCAGAACCAGTAAATCCGTAATACTGGGAACTAATTATAATATAAAAGGATAAAGGGGAGTAGGGGTAAATCCCCTCTCCCCTTATTTTCATTAAATGGAGAAAAAGGAGATTGTTATATATGGCAGATTTAGTAGTAGTTGAAAATAGAGCCGCTGGTAAAATTGTATATCGAATTCCAGACAGGGGTATCCGTAGAGAACTTGCGCCAAGACAGGCTATTAGAGTTCCAAAGGAAGAGATTGAAGCATTATCCTATACTGAAGGCGGACTTGACTTAATCAGAAACCACCTCTTGGTAAAAGATGAACAGATTTTAGATGATTTAAATATTCATAGAGAACCTGAGTATTATATGAATGCTGATAATGTCGCCAAACTTATTAAAGAGGGTAGCTTAAACGAATTTAAGGATGCTTTAGATTTTGCACCAGATGGTGTTGTTGATATGATTAAAGATTTAAGCGTTCAAATTCCTTTAAATGATTTCTCAAAGAGACAGGCTCTTAAAGAAATGACTGGATTTGATGTAGATGCGGCAATTGCTCACGATAGAGAGAATAGAGCTGCGGACGGTGATGAAGCGGTTGCGGCACCAGCACCAAAGACACGTAGGGTCCAGACAACTGGCCGTAGAAGTGCTGGAGGAGTTGCAGCTGAAGCGGTCGCCGCAAACAAACCTAAGATTATTAAAAAGTAATTTATAAGAGAAAGGAGAATATATTATGGGAACTCAGTTCACAGATATATATAATCGCTTTCTTGGTAAAATCACAGATGATATGTACATGGAATTAACTCCAGAAGATACAATGAGGGACTTAAGGTCCCTTTTAATTGATGCAATCCCAGGGTTTGAATTTCCTCGTAAAATACTAGATGATTTTTCTATCGAAACTTTAGTTGTTAGAGAAGATGCGGTAGAAGAAGGGGATTTTGTTATTGGAGTTGTTTGAAATACTCCTGATGAAGAAGAGGATGATGGAATTCCAGACGTATATATTGAACGCTCGCATTTTAATGTAGATTTAACGAGTGAAGAGATTAATATTCTTGCTTTACTAATGATGTGCGGTTGGCTTCAACGTCAAGTCACATCTATTGAAAATACTCGCATGAAATATAGCGGGTCAGATTTTAAATTTACCTCCCAAGCCAATCATCTTGCCAAACTATTAAATTTATTGTCAGAATGCCAGAGACAATCATTCCATATGCAGCGTCTTTATAAGCGTAGACGCATCAACAGTGATGGATATATTGAATCCAACTGGGATGTTTTGAGAAATGGAATCTTTGGTGACTACGAAGTTAGGCATTAATATTCCTGAGAGTTGTTTTAAGTCTGATATAAATAGACTTACAAACCAACTCTGGAAGTTAATTCCGATGAAAGAAAATGGAGAAAATTGATTAGAACAACTAAATACTGTTTTGATTGAAATTAGGGGATTATCAGAGATGTTTGCTTCAAATGATAAGTTTCTAATTCTTTTAAGTAAACTTGAGGGTTTACGAGTATCAGAGGATTTAGAATTTAGTACATATCGCAAAACAGTGTTTGAATCAATTTCTTTGTTAAGGGAGATGCTAAATGCCATATAGTACTGATAGGTCTCAATTTTCCGGAATAAATTTAATGGCAAATAGAATAAATTGGCATGGTGGGCAACCACAGCAAGACCGCATGATTCGAGATAAGCGATGGACATTAGATCATGCTACAAAATATTCTTATCAGGCTGCGAAGATAAAACATACCGATGCGGTTGACCAAGAACAAGCACCGGCATTAATTAATCCTGATAAGACAAAACAAAATTATGATGATAAAATTCTCTCTGTTGGTTATGAATATAGATACCAACCAGGAGATGTTTTTGACTGAATGAATACTGGTTCAAAATGAATAATTTATTTACAAGACTTAACAGAACTAGCCTATTTTAGAGGTGAGATTCGTCGTTGTAATTATACAGTATCTTGGTTAGATGAAAATGGTGAGAAATATACTCAATATTTAGCTGTAAGAGGACCAGTAGAAACAAAGATTAATTTTATTCAAAAGAATGGTATTAGTGTAGACGAGCCTAACCATTCTCTTGATATTCTAATGACTAAGACTCCAGAAGCTCTGGAATATTTTAGACGTTATGCTAAATTCTATCTAAAAGGGATAGACGAACATGATAAAAATACTTGTTGAAGAGTTGAAGCAACTGATAGTATTAGTATGCGCGGGGTGCTTCAAGTTGTTGCGGTAGAATATTATGCAAATGAAACTAGAGATGATTTAGAGAACTCTCTTGTGGATGGATTAGTTATTGAGCCAGTTGATCCAAATATGATTGACGAGGATTTTGATAATTTGATTAAAGGTGAAACATTTATTAAACCGAGACAAGATTATAAGTATTTTTATAGAGGAAATGAAACTTCACAATGGAGCATTGACAAAAAAGTTCCTGTTAAATTAATTCCACAAGGTAAGAAAGTTACATTGAAATGGGATAGTGGTTACAGCGGACAGTTTGTGTTAAAGTATGGCTCGTCAGAAAAAACCATTGTGGTTGAATCATTGTTTTAAAGGAGAAAATGGAGTATTATGATAATTAAGAACTATTCAATACCACATTCTTCTTTCATGTCGGTTGATAAAGATTTAGAGCTTATTACAACCTGAATGATGAAGAATAAGAATTTGTGTAAAATTCTATATTACACAGACAGAGATGCTCTTAGTAGACCAGCATTGACTGATAAGCAGCGTGCGGAATTAATGGGTAAAAATATTAAAATTGTTCCTAAATTATATGTGGATGGTAGCGTTTTGGCTTATGTTATTGTTTCTATGGATAATTTTACACCAACCGCAAAAAATCCACAATTTAGAGATAATATTATTACTTTTGATATTATTTGTCATTTTGATCAATGGTATTTACAAGATTTTCAATTACGCCCTTATCGCATTGCTGCAGAAATTGATTCGATGTTTGATAATCAGCACCTAACTGGAATTGGTGAGTTGCATTTTATGGGAGCAAGTCAGATTATTCTTAATGATGAATTTGCTGGATTAACATTAATGTATCAGGCCATTCATGGAGGAGAGGATAAGAAAAATGCTCCAAATCCGCAAGATAATAAACAAATGGTTGATGATTTTAATGAACTTTATGATCAAGATTTTACACCATTAACTATTTTTAAATCACCGGATGAATAATGAAAGACATTGAACTTGCACTATTTACTGGAGTAGATATTCCTATTCCAGAGTGTCAGATAATAATTCATCAACCATCAATTAAAGAAATTTCTATGCTTGGTGAAAAATGGTTTTTAACAGGTGTTCAAGTTTTGTGTATAGATAAAGAGCAATTTAAGAAGGACAATTCAGATTTATCTAATACTACTAATTTTCAAATATTTATGACAATAATGCATGAGAAAGAGGCTAGAGAAAGTAAAGAGAGCGTAATAGAAGCTCTTTCTTTAATAGTTCCTAATACCAAGGTTACTCTTACTCCAAGGTCATTATTGTTAAATTATAATGGCGCAAACATTATAATAGATGAAGGAAATTTTGATAGTTTTCAAGAAATCTTACGGCAAGTTTTTTGTTTAAATAAAAAAGAGGATGATTTTAATCCAGCAAATGCGGCCGCTGCAAAAATCGCAGAAAAAATTAAAAAAGGTCGAGCTAAGGTGGCGCATTTAAAGGGTGAAGATGTGGGTAGTGTTTATGCACGCTACATATCAGCTTTATCTGTTGGACTAAAGATTCCAATCAAAGAATTAATAAATTATACAATTTATCAAATAAATGACCAATTAGAGCGTTTTGGATTATGAACTAATTGAGATTTAGATATTCGATCAAGACTTGCTGGGGCAAAAGGTGACGGCAAGCCTGAAGATTGAATGAGAAATATCCACAAGGATTAAAGAAGGAGGAAAAAGCCCAATGAAATATGGTATTCGTGACGTCGTTGACGTTGTACTTAGAGCCAAGGGTACAATGGATTTAGGAAACAAGCGTTTCTATAAGAATGAACCAGTATTATATTTTGATACACTTACTACTTCAACATTAGAGGGCGCTTCTACCACTGTTTATGCACAGGGTGGTAAAGGTAATGCTCGTTTAATGGCTTGGGAAGGTGAACGTACAGTTACTTTCACAATGGAAGATGCATTGATTTCTCCAGAAAGTTTATCAGTTCTTACTGGTGCAGGATTAATTGAAGCTTCTGACGAAAAGCCTGTTTATCAGCATATCGTTGAAACAACTGATGTTCTTCCAGAAAAAGATGGTAATAACTATGTTATTTATGTAGATAAAGAACCTTTCTTACCAGAACCAGATAGCGGTATTGTTGAAAATGAAAATTATGCTTGCGTAATGTTTACAAGAGATGGTGAAATTATTTCTGAACCATATATTGTTGATCAGAACGCAGAATCTAAGGCAGTAAAAGATGAAGAAACTGGAAAATGGAAGATTATTGTTAATGAACATAAGTGCAATTTTGGTACAGCTAATTGCTTCCCAAAAAAGCCAGATAATTATATTCCATCAAATATTGAAGCAGACCAGCCATTGGCTAATGGTATCTTAATTGACTATTATCATCCAGTTAAGACTGGCGCAAAACAGATTGAAATTGATGCTGAAAAGTTTGCTGGTTCTTATTATCTTGAAGGTTCAACTCTTTGGAGAGATACAAATGGTGTAGACCATCCGGCAGAATTCATTATTCCTAACTGCAAGATTCAGTCTGCATTTACATTTACAATGGCTGCTACTGGCGATCCATCAACATTCACATTTACAATGGATGCATTCCCAGATTATACAAGATTTGATAAGAGTCATAAAGTCTTTGCCGTTGTTCAAATTATTGAATCTGAAACAACTGCTTCTGATGCTAATAATGACTTACACCGTGGTAAGACATGGCATGGTGGAAAGACTTATGCTAGTGATTTAGCTGGTACAAGTGCTGATAACCATGATGACCCAAGTCAGGCATAAGAGGTAAGTAATCATGTTTACTCGCTCTAAGAAAGTAAGTAGAAAGATGGTTGCAAAACCAGCTACTATTAAGATTATTAAACCAGAACAGAGCGAAAGAAAAGAAGAAGCTTTAGACTTATCTAAGGCTAAAATTACTATTATTAAGCCTGAAGCTGGTTTAAAGATTATGGTTGAAGAAAATGAAGGGGAGGACGAATAGTCCTTCCC